TTAATGCTACTGGACAAAATCCAAAAGTTTATGTTTATCGAATAGTTCCATTTAAAGTAAATGCTTCTCGATTTGCTTCGCCTAGTAAACCAACTCCTGGAATTGCAAGTTTAAAATTACAAGCTGCTAAGGAATATAATTATATCTATACAGGAAAAAATAAAGATATAATAGATTTTGATATACAGTTTGATGCTGCATTTTTTGTAGGTATTGGAGCACAAAAAGGCCAAGCGTCAAAAGATAGTAAAACAGCTACACAATCCTCTAAAGTAGCTGGCGACGCCGAATCTCCTAATAAATTAAACCCAGGCGACCAAAATACGTTTTCGAGTTCAGGAATGACACAATCAAAAGAAATTGATAAAAAACCAGCCTCTCAAGTTGGTGGTGGACAGGAATGGAGCGAAACACAAGTTGCTCGGCAATTTAATGATGCATTGTTAGATAGCCGAGCAGACTTAATAGAGGTTGAGTTAAAAATTTGGGGAGATCCATTTTGGATAAATGATAGTGGCGCTGGCAATTATACAGCTAGGCCAACTTCGTTTATTAATATAACCGAAGACGGCAGTGTTGATACCCAAAGTTCAGAAGTTGATCTTATGTTAAATTTTAGAACACCGTTTGATATTGACGATAGTGGTTGGATGGATTTTGGAGGAGTTAGTGCGCCGACCAAAGCCTTTAGTGGCCTTTACCAGTGTGTGGGGGTAGTTAGTAGTTTTTCTAGTGGAAAATTTGAACAAACTTTAAGTTTAATTAGACGAAGAAATCAAGAAACTGATATTAAGGCAGTTGCATCAAAATCAGGTAATGCATTAATAGGTGCAGGTGGCGCAGATAATATAATTGATAAAGTTAGAGGAATCTTTACGTAATGGGAGAAACAAGAACAAATAAAGAACAGTTTGTTGGCCCAGGCCCGTTTTTAGCAAAAATAGTTAGCCACATTGACACGAAGTTTATGGGCGGATTAGAAGTTGAACTTTTAAAAATAATTGAAGAAGGTAATAATACTTTAACATCTGGACAAACTGCACAAGTAAAATATTTACCAGGTTTTTACGGAGTAACTCCGTCTATCGGAACTAGTGATAATGAAGGATATTCTCATTCACAACAAAGCTACGGAATGTGGGCAGTACCGCCTGACATTGGAAATATAGTCCTGGTAATGTTTATTGAGGGTAATCGTTCGCAAGGGTTTTGGCTAGGAGTTGTACCTGATGAATATATGAATTTTATGATTCCAGGTAATGCTTCGACTACGTACAATGATAAAGATAAAACAAAGAACTTACCAGTTGGAGAATATAATAAAAAATTAAAAAAACATAAAGGCGGCGATCCTACACAGCTAATAAAACCGGTTAATACAGACTTTCAAACAGCACTAATTAATTCAGGTCTAATTGAAGATAATACTAGAGGCTTATCATCATCTAGTGCTAGAAGAGAAGTTCCTAGTATGGTGTTTGGATGGAATACCCCTGGACCGTACGATCGTAGACCTGGCGCACCAAAAATTAATTATGGTAACGTAGGAACCCAAACACAAGTAGCTTCTAGTAGATTAGGCGGATCTTCGTTTGTTATGGATGACGGTGATAGTTCTTTCTTACGTAAAGGGCCAGCAGGAACAAAGAAATCAGAATATGCAGCAGTAGAGAAAAAAGAAAAAGGTGGCTCCCCAACTCTGCCACAGAATGAATTAATTCGATTAAAAACAAGAACTGGGCATCAAATACTATTGCACAACAGTGAAGATTTAATTTACATTGGAAATGCTAGAGGTACAACTTGGATCGAATTAACCTCAAACGGAAAAATTGACATTTATGCAAAAGATAGTGTAAGTGTGCATACAGAAAATGATTATAACGTAACCGCTGACAGAGATATAAATTTTAATGCAGCTAGAGACATAAACTTTACAGCTGGTATTGATATTAGACATAATGCTGGAAAAGACTTTGATTTAAATGCAGGTAATAATATTAGACAAACCTCTGCAAAAAATTGGGAAATTTCTATAGGAGACGATGGAAAAATTACAGCAGGAAAGACAACTAATATTACAAGCAAACATCATTTAGAAACTGCTACTAAGATTGATATGAACGGTCCCGCAGCCGCTATAGCAGCAGGTGCTGAAATAGCAAACTTACCGTTTAGATCACCGCAGGTTGAACCGTGGGCAGGACATGAAAATTATGATCCAGCAGAACATACTCCAGAAAAGACAGATAATATAGCAAGTAATAGTAGTACTGACGTTGCTAATGGCGGCAATAAAAAAACTTTAAATATAGTGCAACCAAAAGGTACTACAGGTACAGGTACAACATCAACAACAGTTATTAAAACTGTTAAAACAGCAGAAGATAAAAATGCTAAAGACGATACTATGAAGAAAGATTGTACTCCAACTACTCTATTAACTGCTGAACAAAGGCAAGCTGATAATCAACAGTCCGGAGCAACATAATGCCAGCAATACATAGACATAGCGATGCCAGATCATGTGGAGCAACAACAGTAGTTGCTGGACAAGGAAAAGTGTATGCTAATAACTTATTAGTATCAGTTAACAACGATCCAAATAGCCACGGAGCCGGAGCATTAATAGCTGGTTCAAAAGCTGTTTTTATTAATAACTTATTAGTAGTAAATCATACGCCAGACGGAGCAAACCCGGACAGTTTATGCCCAACGGCCGGCGGCGCTCACTGCGGCCCGGAAACAGCTCAAGGATCTCCTGATGTGTTTGTTGGTGATTAAAATTAAGGTAAATACGTTATGAGCACACTAGAGAAAAAAATCTATGCAGAAATAACTGTTCCTGGTAATAAAAAAATAGAAGCAGTTAGTTCTAAAACAACCTACCGTGGACTTAGTACAGTTAATCCTGATAATAGCTCCTATAAGCTGTTTGATATTGCATTAATTAAGCAAGATTTGATTAATCATTTTCACATTCGTCAAGGAGAAAAACTAAGCAATCCTGAATTTGGTACAATTATATGGGATGCACTTTTTGAACCCCTAACTGATACACTGAGAGATGCAATTACAAATAACGTCACTCAAATTATTAATAACGATCCACGTACTAACGTTGATAGTATTTTAATTGATCAGTACGAAAAGGGAATACAAATAGAATGTACTATAACATATCTTCCGTTTAATATTTCAGAAACGTTACGTATGCGGTTTGACGAAGATGCTGGCTTTTTAAAGACCTAGATTATATACGCACTTAACAATATGCCATAAATAGTTACAACTAAGGAATGAAGAATGTCAACAACAGATAGACAAAATAGGTTATTGTTAGCAGAAGACTGGAAGCGGGTTTATCAGTCATTTCGTAATGCAGATTTTCAAAGTTACGACTTTGACAACCTACGCCGTACGATGATTAATTATCTTCGAGAGAACTATCCTGAAGATTTTAACGATTATATTGAATCAAGTGAATACTTAGCTATCATTGACTTAATTGCATATATGGGTCAAAATATATCATTCCGTATCGATTTAAATGCAAGAGAAAACTACTTAGAATTAGCAGAACGTAGAGAGTCTGTTTTACGATTAGCTAGACTGCTTTCTTACAACCCCAAGCGTAATCAAGCAGCAAACGGCTTGTTAAAAGTCGAAAGTGTTAATACTTCTGAAGAAGTATTAGATTCTAATAATACTAATTTATCAAATCAGACTGTAGTATGGAATGATCCAACAAATCCTAATTGGTATGAGCAATTTATTAAAGTAATAAATTCAGCATTACCTGCTAATGCAAAATACGGTCGTCCTATTAAAAAAGATACAGCTGACGGTATTCCAACAGAACAATATCGTATGATTAGTACTAATACAGAAGTTCCTGTATATAGTTTTTCTAAAAATGTAGACGGCAGAGCAGTAAGATTTGAAATTGTTTCAACTGACGTATCAAATACAGTAATTGAGGAGGAAGCTCCGTTCCCCGGGAACAATTTTGCATTCTTGTTTAGAGATGATGGCAGAGGAAATGCAAGTAGTAATACAGGATTTTTTAGTCACTTTAGAGAAGGTTCAATTGACGAAGGTGTTTTTAGTATAAACACTCCTAGTACTAACCAGGTTGTTGCTATTGATGCTACTAATGTTAATAATAGTGATGTATGGTTATATAAATTAGATTCGTTTGGGAACGAAAATGAGCTTTGGACTAAAGTAGAAGCTGTTGAAGGTAATAATGTAGTTTATAATAGTTTAAGTAAGAATATAAGAAATGTTTATTCTGTATTAACTAGAGTAGATGATAGAATTAGCTTA